TTTAGCGGCTTTCTTCATTGGCTCTGTTGTGTTGCCATCATTGTCAATATCTGGAAAGTCTGGCTTAGCATCTTCTTTTACTTTTTCAATATCTTTAGTGACTTTCTTACCAATCTTTTCAGCTTTGTCATCTTTCTTTGCTGTCTTATCATCTTTCTTAGCGAAAGGATTGACACCTTTCTTGCCTTCTAATACACCGCGATTAGCTGTGCTTAGTGGGCTTGACTGTGCAAAGTGTTGCGGAGCTTCTGCTTCCTTAATTTTCTTTAGTTGAGCACCGGCAATTTTCATAGCAGATTCTTTACCATACTTAGGTGTTAGCTTACGAACTAGTGCTTCAAAACCTGTAGTAGCATTGTTGTGCTTACCAACATCACCACCTTCGTCCATTGGAGCAACTTGTGAACCTGCGCCTGTCGTTGGGGTAGCGTTAGTTGTTGTAGGAGCAGCGCCTGGTCTCTGCATAGTCAATGTACCGTTCTTAGCTGCATCTACTACTGCTGGATCAGTTGTAGTGATAGCTGCTGCTTGTGGGTTTGATGGGTCTTTGATCATAAAGTTTTGACCAGTCTGTTGCTTTGGAGCTGGGATAGGTTGAACACTCAATCCACCTTCACTCAATGCTTGTTCTAATTGATCAAAGTATTCTTTTAGACTGTGCTTAACACTAGGCTTGCCTGTTGCTTTAGGTGCTTTACCCATGCCCATTGCTTTGCTTAGTGCTGAACTGTCATATGACTTAACTTCACCTGACGAATCAGCCGCTTTTGGTGGACGACCTTTGCCACGTTTTACTGGAGGCTTATCGTCCATTTTAGATAGACTTGCACGACCAACTGGTTTGCCGTATTGATCTTTAATATCTTCTACGCCATGTTTGTTTCCATATCCACCTGGGCCTGCTTTGTGAACTGTACCTTTATCAGTGGTAGTCTTTTCGCCTTCTGATAGGTTGTCGAATGATTTTAATATATCTCTGAAATCCATTTTCTTTTCCTTAACGGTTATATGCTGCGCCAGTACTTGGCTTTGGTGGCATCTTAATAGTAGTCATTGGACTCTTGTCTCCTGACTTCTTATCATCTAAATATGGCTTGAACGGATCAAACGCATCTTTTGTTCTTGTTCCTGCATATGGAATATCAATCTTAGACTCTTTAGCTTGGTCTTTGATTGATGTTAGATATGAATCTCCGTATGCTCTGCTTGCTTCTTTAGCATCAGGTTGTTCGCCCATTTCTTCTTTATTAAGTAATGGGCTATCTTTCATTTCGTTTTCATATCCAGACATTTCATTGTCGATACTATCATCAAAATGTGTTGATACTAAACGCACCATGTTTACATTGTAACCTAGTAATTGAGCGATTTGATGAATCATTGGTTCTGTAGCTGGGTATCTAAACTCAACTTTAAGCAATGTTACACTTTCGTTCTCTAAGTTAGGGAAACCATAAGGTGATTTCTGTATTGGAGTGCTCTTTGGATCACTAATTTCCACTGGGTCAAACTTGGTTAGATTGTACTTAAACATATCTAAAAAGTTCTTGTCAATGGTGCCGGCAATTTTGATAGTGTACTTGTAAGTATGTACACTTTCCATAATATGTTGTTTGAGGCTACGCATGTTTTATTCCTGTATATATTATTTATCTTTTCAGTCGGATTTCTGTGCCAACATCTTAAGCAGTTCATTTCTATCAAGTTCTCTACCTTCACCCAGTGGGGTAGCTTCGATTTCTTTTTCTTTACTTGACTCTTTCTGATCTAATTGTGCTTTTTTCAACTGTAGATCAATCATCTTTAACTTCTTATTTAGTTTAGCTGTCTTTGCTGTGATTGCATGGCCAAGCATAGTTCCTGCAACGTTCAATATCTCACTAGCATATCTACTATCAACTTGCATTCCAAGATCAATCAAGTCTTTATAGCTGCTGGTAGCCATCTCGGCTAATGAATCCATCTCATCATCAGCAGCTTCTAATCCGCGTACTTGTGGTAGTGCTTGTTCTATTTTTGATAGACTATCTAATGCTTCAGTAGTGATTTCCTGTGCATTATCGGGGGTAGGCTTCGCTAAAGTGCTTATAACATCTTCGGGAAGTTCAAATAATTCTTCTAGTTTTTTGGTCATAAAAGTATTTAGTAGTATATTACCATTATCTGATAATTTCAAAAACCAAAAAATCACCGATAAATACTACAATAAGATTAGGAAAAAGCATGTATAAAAATATTAAATCGTTGTGGTACCCAAGAGAATGGTTTTTTATAGTGATGCAACTATTAGCATCCTTCGCATTTGTGTGGGCTTTATTCAATTCCGCCGGGACTGCATATTGGTTATTGTCACTATTTGGATACTTTTTAATCACATGCTTAGGCATTACTGTTACTTTTCACAGACTACTAACTCATCGTTCTTATAAGTTGGTTAAGCCATTAGAACGATTATTCAGTTTCTTTGGCAACATTGGTTGCACTGGAAGTAGTGTTGGTTGGGTTTTTGTACATCGTACACATCATATCTATGCTGACAAAGAGGGTGACCCGCATAGTCCAGTAGTATTAGGTCCTGCAGGAGCTATCATAGGTAACTACGGTGGACCCTTCAACAAGTGGTCAGTCAAAGATATCATTAGTGATCCTGTACAAAGATTCATGCACGAATACTATATTCTGTTGATATTATCAACTCTTGTAATATTGTTTTTGATCAATCCTTTACTTGCAGTTTACTTATACTTGATTCCTGTATTCTTCAACACTATTGCATCACGCTTTAGCAATTGGATTGACCATGATCCTATCTTTGGTGTTCGTCCAATCAATACGAAAGATGCTAGTCACAATGTATGGTGGTGGTCATACTTAACATTTGGTGAAGGCTGGCACAATAATCATCATGCACGTCCTGGTGACTATCGCATTGGTTCACAATGGTGGCAGTTTGATCCAGGAAAGTATGTAATCAATACTTTGATGTTTCTTAAACTAGCAAGTAGTAAATAATTTATTTTCTAGTTCCGTTACGGAACAGGTCATCTTCTGTAATGACTCTGAATGCAAAACCTTGCATTTTGCAATATGCAGTAGCAGCTTGCCATTTAGCATGGTTGACTGCAACTACTGCCCTATCTCTCGCACTTGCTGTACGACTTTCGATTAGACTTTGTTTTTTAGGTTTGATTTCTACTACTTCAGCTAGTTGCTTACCGTACTTATTTTGATAGACAACAAAGAAGTCAGGTATGTACATATGCATCTTACCGTCTAATGGGCTACGATAGGGTATAGACATTGATTCGCTAGCCCAATGTGTTACATTTTTATGTGTATCACAAAAGGTCATGAATGTTAATTCCCAACCTGAACGATATTTAGGCTTATGCTTCCCTACATACTTCTGTGGGTTTTTAGGAGTGAATATACCTTGTGCATAATTAGCCATGTTTATTGAACTATGTTACGAGACACCGGTTGATTTGATTTAGGTATGATAGCTATACCATATAGTGATGTTTTACTCTTGAAGCTATTGAGATAGTAAGCAAGAATTTGATTCAATTCCATCGTATTCTTACCTTTGATTTGATCTAATAATTGTAATACAGAAATTTGAGTTTCCTGTGCTATTCTAAATAATACCGCAGTGAAATTAGCTGCAATATTCTTGGTGGCGCATACTGATACAAAATATGAATATACAATATCATATTCTACCGCGTTCACGATTGCATTGAATGAATAGAATGAATCAAATATTCTAACTGTTTGATCTAAGTTTGTACGATTATCTATAATTTGTGGCATTTGTTTCTTTCTTAAGGGCTCTGTTTACCCGCATAGTTTACCCCAACTTGCTGCGGTGAAGATACTGCACCTGCTAATTGTGCACCAGCAGTTCCAATTCCACTTTGAACAGCTCCAAATATAGGAGTTGCTACATTTACATTTCTGTTTGGAGTTTGTCCTACTGAATTAATTATACCATTAACTGCTTCAGTTTTTGCAATATTCAACACATTTGTATTTTTAAATGTGTTATACGTTGTACCTGCATCTTGAATTGCACCTAATATATTACCATTTTGTAATGCATCAATTGTTCCGCCCACACCATCAACAAGTCCACCTTGACCTAATATGTTTGCTTGAGAACCAGGTCTTGATATAGGACTTAATGTTCTATCATAATTAGCTTCATCACCAAATCCAGTAGCAATATTACCAGGACTTCTGCCATCAATTGCACCTTCATTGTAAACTACTGTTTCATAGTCCAGTGTCATTGAGTTTTCCATTGTTCCATTACCTTGAGCATAGTCATATGTATCGTGACTGAAACTTGTTATGACAGGGTTGATTAACGTATATGCTACAAAGTTGTGTTGATTAAAACCAAACACAGTTATATTCTTAAAGAAAGGTATCTTCTGTCCTGTTGGATCGCTTGTACCACCTTGATATCCCCAACTTTCGTTACCGGTGATAGAAGGCTGATATTGTGTTCTACTGTTATATGATGCATCTGCTGTACCTGGCGCACCGCCATTACCTCTTGCACCATTGAATACTACTTGAGGTCTTGTACCATCCGCATAATAATAATTATAGTAGCCTTTCCACATTCTTCTTATTGAGTTACCTTTATCATCGTGAAATGTGATGTTTACTGGATCATACTTAATTTTTGTTTGTACTAATCTTTTACGATTGTATTGATTTAGTGTAGTAACATCAAAGTTGAAACTAGGAAGTTTTACAGTCTTAACTAGTAAACCGTAATTAGCAATAGTGGGGGCAATTATTGTTCCTAGTGTTGGATTTAATTGAAAGTAAACATGAAAGAGAAACTTAAGATTAGGTGCATTTTGATATGCATTGGGTCTAAACGTCTTACTAGCGTGAGTATAATCACGTAGGAAATCGCTGCCGAAAAATGTTCCGGCAGCGTCCGTTAATAAGTTTTGAAAAAATCCAGACATGCTAGATTTATTTAGTTAAGGTTCTTATTATAGTGAACCACCGATACCAGTAGCAATTGAACCAACTGTTCTAGCGATTGTTGAACCAACACCTGAACCAATTGGAGATTGAATTGCATTATCATAACGCAATGTCAACGCAATTTTTACTGCATCACTTGTAGCATAGTTTAATGTATCGTAGTTAGCTGTTTGCAAGAAACAACCATACAATTCCCAAGTTTCTAATACGATAGGTGCACTTGTACCGTTACCACCGTCTAGAATTTCAATGTTTGTTTGAAACTTGTAATCTTGACCAGTAGCTGCACTTGCTTGCTCAACAAAGTCCATTTGCTTCTGTAGTTGTTGACCAACCAATTTAGATACTGCATTACTTGCATCATCACGAATGTTGATAGACAATGGTTGCCAAGTATGTTTACCAGCCAAATACATTGTTGAGTTGTAAATTGGTAATGTAATTTCTTGGAACTGTACTTGAGGTCTAGCGCAATCAATAACTTGTTTAGTTAATTCTACTGTGCTTGTGTTTGTTCCAAAATTCAAAAAGTTAACTCTGAATCTGAACTGTAGTTTTGGCATTAGTAAGCCCTGATTGCCACCGGCATTATCAGATGCTACTGTCATGTTGAACAATGATTGTGAGGCTGTTGCCATTATATGTTTCTCCTGTTAATCTTATTTATCTTAATAAACAGATAACCCCCTAGGGGGTTATCATATTATTTCAATGCTGCTATCTCACCTGTGTTTAACACACGAACCGGGATGTAGATAAATTCAGCTGCCTTGACTGGTTCAAGCGCAACGTCTACCCATAGTTCATTTCTATCAATTCTTGCTGGTGTGTTATTACTTTCGTCACATATAACAAGATAATCATAGATACCACGCTTAGACTTCAAATCAACCATCAATGTTTGAACAACACCTGCGATTTGTTGACGAGTCAACGCATCGTTAGGTTCAAACACGAATGGACGTGCTGCTAATGTTAATTGTCTACGAACATAAGCAATTAGTCGAGCAACGTTAGTTCTGTCTAATGCGCTAGAACTGTTGTAGCTTGTCTTATTACCATAGTTCAATAATCCAATACCAGTGAAGAATACTAATGGATTGATAAAGTTGATGTACAATACATCACGGATACCAATACGTGTCTTAGTAGTTACAAATTCACCTGTAGCTGAATCAATATATCCAATGTTTGTAGCATTGTCAATATTACCTCTACGTGTACCTGCTGCT